CACTTGGTTTTTTATTACTCATTTTAAAACGTTTTTTTATAAAATTATTTATGTTATTAATTTACTAAATAAATATATGAAGTAAAGTTTTACAAAAAATTAAAATTTAAAGCATAAAAAAACACTTATAGATAGCGATATGTATGAGTGTTTTAAATAGCCGAAGCTATAACGGTCCTAAGTCCGTATATTTTAATAAGTGTCTTAAAATTAAATATTTACTAAAAGAGTAATATTGCTCTATCGAATCTTAAATCAGCAGTGATATCAGCTATCGCATCATCATCCATTGATAAATCACCGAAGTTAACATTTGTAAGCATTGTACCTTGTAGTACCCACTTCTCAATCACAACACCAGTTGGGTCAAGCATTTCAAGCTCTACATCTTTCTTATATCCAGCTGCATAACCTTGTCTTCCTGTAATTGACTCTGATTGAAGTCTAACCCACTCCATAATTGCTTGTGCAGCAGAAGGTCCAATAGGGTCTCTAAATGTTACTGAAATAGATTCCCATGTAAATCTACCAATTACCCATGTAGATGTGTTAAGGAAAGGTATCTCAACCTCATTTTGTGTTATAGATGGTCTTGAAGCAGACGCTAACCACCACTCTTGAATTCCTAAATCCGCTGGGAATCTTAAAAGCCATCTGTTCTTCTTCTTTGGTTCGTAAGGAACAGGCATTTTCATTAATAAATCAGCCATAATTGTTGTTTTTGTTGTTTTTGTTAATATTTATCATTATATTTGCTAGATAAATGTATCTAACTTTAATAATAAATATCTAACTTTATAAAAAAATGAATAATTTAATAAAATATTTTATAGATGATAATAAATCTGGTCATAGAACTAGAGAAAAATGGCTTATCAATAATAACATTAACTTATATAATAGTATTATTAACTACTGTAATGGTGAGTTATCTACGATACAATTTAAAGTTAAAATATGGCATTATATTAACGATATTAATTCCATACCACAATGTGAATGTGGTACTAACTTAAACTTTAAAAAATCACTTAGAGAAGGTTATGGTACATATTGCTCGATATCTTGTACTAATAAAAGTGATAAACATATTAATTTAGTAAAGGAAACTAATATAAAAAAATATGGTGGGGTATCACCATCACATTCAGATGATGTAAAAGATAAAATAAAGAAAACTACATTGAATAAATATGGTGTTGATAATATATTTAAGGATACTGAATATATCAAAGAAAAAACTATTGATAAACATGGTATTAATCATATAAGTAAATTACCATCAGTCAAGGATAAGATACGAAAAACTAATATTACTAAGTATGGTGTATCAAGTCCATTACTAATAAATAAGAATAGAGTTAAAGGTTATGATAAGAAAAAAAATGATTTTATTATAAAATATAAAGAGTTAGATATAATAGATATAATAAAAGATGATATTATAATAAAATGTGGTTTATGTAATAATAATTACAGTATTAACAGAAATGTACTATATCATAGATACCAAATAACAACTAACCCTTGTACGATATGTCACCCCAAAAAAAGTGGGGTATCTATAAGTGAGCTTGAAGTTTTTGATTTTATAAGCTCTCTTGGTATAAACTTAATAAGTAATACCAGAGATATTATCACACCTCTTGAGTTAGATATTTATATTCCAGATAAAAATATAGCTATTGAGTTTAACGGTCTTTATTGGCATTCTGAAAAGTATGTTGATAATGGTTATCATTTAAATAAAACAGAACTATGTAATAATATTAATGTTAAATTAATTCATATATTTGAAGATGAATGGTTATATAAACAAGATATAGTTAAATCAAGACTTAAAAATTTACTTGGGTTAACTGATGAAAGGATATATGGTAGAAAATGTGAGATAAAAGAAGTTAAAACAAAAGATAAAACTATATTCCTTAATGAAAATCATATACAAGGTGCTGTTGGTAGTAAATATAATATAGGTCTATATTACGATGATGAATTAGTTAGCATAATGACTTTTAGTAATTTAAGGAAGGTATTAGGGTTGAACCATAAAGATAATAATTATGAATTAATTAGGTTCTGTAATAAATTAAATACAACTGTTACAGGTGGTGCTAGTAAATTACTTAAATATTTTATTAAAACATATACCCCAACTAGAATAATAAGTTACGCTGACAGAAGATGGTCCACTGGTAATTTATATGATAAATTAGATTTCAAGTATATGAATAATTCAAAACCTAATTATTTTTACATAATTGACAATAAGAGAGAACATAGATTTAAATATAGAAAAGATATACTAATTAGTGATGGCTATGACTCTAAATTAACGGAACATGAAATAATGCTTAAACGACAAATTTATAGAATTTATGATTGTGGTACTATAACTTATGAAAAAATAATGTAATAAATGTTTGGTATAATGAAAACTTTTTTGTACATTTGTACTATAATTATAAATTTATGAAGAATTTAACAGTAATTTTATTAGTGTTTATATCAGCCTTAGCTTTCACACAAACTAACTTAGAAATAAGTATGGTTACTGAAATAAATGAGTTACGGTCTAATCCTAAGTCATTCATACCTCATGTTGAGGTATATATTAAATTTAATAATAATTTTATTGAACGCATTAATTCTGGTAAAATGAAAATTAAATCAACATCTGGAAGTGTTACTAAGTCTAATAAAACAAGTAATTCAAAAACTATAAGTGGTAAAGATGTAATATTAGAACGAATTAAAGCCGCTAAAGAATTAATAATTATATTAAACAGTATAACACCATTAGATACTTTAGCGTTTAACTATGACATGTATACAATAACTAAAGGGCATGCAGAATACTTATATAATACTAATAAGATTAGTCACTATGATTCTAATGGTAATCGAGCTAGTGATAGATTTAAATTATTTAATCTAAATGTATCTGAAAATTTAGTTTCTGTTGGAACATTCACAAAGGATGACCCAATACCACTTATATTATCACTCTTAGTTGATGCTGGTATACAAAATAGAGGTCACAGAAAAAATCTTTTAAATAATAATATTAGATTCATTTCTGTATCAGTTGTAGGTGGAGTGTGTGTACAAAATTTCGCTAATTAGTTAGTGAAGAAACATTTTTTATTATCACACTTCAATTTTTTCATACCTGGAACAATCTTCATAATTGTCATTTTTCCTTTACCACTCTTAGTTGGTTTATAACCACCCTTAAGTGGAGTCTCAACACTACTAATACCAATTAATACACTAACTGTTACATCATAAACTTTATCATTGTCATCACCTTGTACTATAAAAGTAGCATCCCATGTAACACCTACTTCCCTAGCCTCACTAGTACCTTCTAAATCTCTTGCTGACGCTCTATCAGCACTACTCATTGATGATGAATATACATCTGGACCTTGTTCCCATTGTATATCTAATTTAATTAATGATGAATCTATTCCTAATTTTTTAACTAAGTAATTATAAATACCATCTTTCCTAGCTTTAGAAAGACCTTCATTATCACCAGTATAGCCACCAGAAACAAGTCTTATTGATAACTCATCACTAATTGGTTCTTTATCCGTTGATGAATGAATCTTTACATTTTTAAGTGTACCATTTTGCATTTTAATTGCCTCTAATGAGGTAGCTAATTCTTCAGCAACATCTTCATTTAAGTCAAAAGCACCCGTAACAAATAAGTCACCAGTTAAATTAGTTTCCATTGTTGAATCAACTATTAACGGTGCTGGTAAATCTCTAAAGGTAGTATCCCTAGTAATCTCTATACTCGTTACAACCCCACCTCGTTTTACCTTACTGTCAGCAGTCTTAAGATTTTTAGTTTTAAATAATTTTATTATCTTATCATCTTTTGGGTTTATTTGTTTTAAATCTTCAATATTCTGAATATTAAGTTCTTTGGCCGCATCTCTAAATAATTTAGCCTTATCACCATCACTTTTTAATTCATTAGAAACTTTTTGTGCTTGCGATATTAAAGCTTCTACATTATTAATACCACTATTATCTATTTCACTTTGAGCTTGTACGGAACCACCCATACTAGCTAATGTAGCAAGACCAGCCATCATCCAGTTAGCTAATTTCCCCTCTTCTAATAGCTCTTCCTTTATAATAGGCTTTACATCACCTGTTTTAATATATTCAACGATAACACTTAACTGTTGCTCATTTATCTTTAGTTTCTTAGCCATATTATTTGTTTATATATAAATACTCATAAAAAACAAAAAAGTCCCTTAGAAGGGACTTAATTGATTTTATAAGTTATATCGATTTAAATATCATCGAAGCTTGCTCCAGTGTTCATTATATTGAACTCAACACAAATAAACTCTAACGCTCTTGTTGGTTTAAGGAATATTCTACCACAAAGTTCGTTTCTATCTATTGATTCTGGGTCACTATCTAAAACAACTCTGAAATCTGTAAGACCTCTTTCACTTCTAATATTATCTAAGATAGGATTAACAAGTGATAAGAATTGGTTTCTTACGATATCATCATTTTGCTCGAATAATAATCTAATAGAAACAGCAGAAATAAGTTTTCTTGACTGTAATAAAAGTCTTCTAACGTTAATTCTATTAAGAGCAGTATCTTTAACTTGAAGTGTTTTGTTACCCCAAATCTTAATACCTTCTGAAGCGAAAGTTGCGATTGGGTTAACTCTACCATCGTAAAGTGTATCTCTTTCAGTTTGTGTAAGTTTCTTTCTAGCTTTAATTGCATTAACATCACCTCTTTGCACACCCGCTACTGCGAACCATGGGAAAGAAATATTATCTGTAAGTGCAATGTTCCTTACAACATCTCTTGTAGGTGGAACGTAGATATAAAGATTATTCTCAGCATCATTAATTTGAATCCAAGGCCAGTATGTAGCTGTATAGTTAGAATCAAATTCACCATCTAATTGGTCAATCACATCTTCAGCTAAAAGTACATCTCCAGAAGCATCTGTATCTGGTGTAGTTACAATATAAAGCGAATCAGCTCTATCTTGCTCTACCATTTCAATAGCTTCCTCTATTAAGTTAGAATTATTAAATGTATCAATACCAGGAGTAGCGAATACGTTAATATTTGTTGCTTCTGGATTTTGGAATGTCCAAATTGCTTCTAAGTAAGCATAATAATCTGAATTAATACCATTATCACCATTAGAAAGTGCTCTATTAGAGAATGAACCAGTCAAAAGACCTAATTGACCTTTAGTACCGTTAATTAAGTATTTATCGTCATTTGTTCTTTCAGTTCTATAAATATCCCATCCATCATAACCACCATAAGGTGCGAATGTGAATTTTCTAGCATAAACTTTTTCATAATCAGTACCTTCAACATCAGCTTCAGTTCTAAATTCAGCATTTCCTACATCAAATAAGAAAATTGGAGAATAAGTACCACCTGTATTGTTGATAATTATTTCAACATTATCAATTGTTGCTCCAGTTGCATCTTTATCCATGTGGAAACCATTAGTTAAACCAGTCCACATACTTAACTCATCATTTTCTGGTACACCTTTATAATCAAAGAAATCCTGGTCAATACCTTTAGTAGCAGAAAGACCTAAATAGAATTTACGCTTGTTCTCGAATTCACCATATGTTTGTTTATATTCAATTGTTGGGTCTTGTACCGTTACATTGTTAAACGCTTGGTAATCTCTAACTGGGAATCCTAAGAATCCAGCTGGAAACGAATCCGAAGTATCTGACTCCTCTTCCAACTCAACTAATACAAAGTTAGATTTAGAAGCAAATTCACCAGAAGTTGTACCGATTCTCTTACCAACGAAGTTTTTAGATGTTGGGTTCATGTCACATCTTGAGAATCTCTCAAGAATAACTGGTTTAGCATCACTATCATAGTATGACCTTATAACGACATCAAATTCTTTATCTGTTATTTTAATATTTTGTATAGATATTTTAAATTGACTATTAGCAGCATTACCATCAGAAATTGTATGGAGTCTGAAAAGTCTTAAAAGGTTTGTACCTCTAAGTTCAGAAACAACCCATGGAGTTACTGCTGGTTGATATTCCTGTCTATAATTATCGAAGTCATTATCATAATCAATAAGTGAATCAATATTTATACCTCTAATTTTATCAGCATCGTATAAATCTTCAAACATCCCATCAAATAATTCTTCAACGAATAATGCAGTCTTACCGTCATCAGCATATCTACCAAGTACTCTAGTAAGATAATTCTTTTTAGTCTTATCAAATGATAATGAATAACTAAATGCTCCACTTGCAGTTGATGTTCCAGTAATACCGAAAGTACCTTTACCGTTTGTTTCAGCATCAACTAATGTAGAACTAAATCCTATATCAGTAGAACCTGTAACTTCAAAGTTAATTACTTCCTCACCAGCATAAGAACCTCTACTTCTTAAAAGTGAAACTAATTTATTTTCTGTATCTGAATACCCAGTACCAGTATAATGAACAGTTACACCACTCGTAACACCAGTTGTTGAACTACCAAATGCACCTGTATTAGTTACATAATGTGAAATTGATGCACCACTAAATGTGTCACCAGTCTTATCCCAAACAACACCAATATTTGTTGGTGTACTAGCAGTAGCAGCAGTTCCTAAATAGGCTAATTCACTTGTAAGTAGTCCATCATCCCAAAGAGATTGAACCAATGGGTCACTTGATACAATAGTTGTAAGTATTCCAGTAGTGGTATCTGCGGTATATTCAATTAAAGAAGCAGAAGAAATTCCACCAGTTACACCAGTTGTTGAACTATCTAAAGCAGCGTCAAGCGTAATACCCCAAGATAAACCAGCATCATAACCAGAAAAACCAAGAACTCTACTTACGTATAATTGGTTTGATTGTGATAGATAAGATTTAGCAATATATGGTAATTCATACTTAGGTGCCCCTGTATCTTTTATTTTTGTTGCGTTTTGTCCACCAAAGAATGATGTGAACTCATCGTAATTACTTACGAATATTGGTTGGAACGCTGGTCCTTGTGTTGTTTCTCCAACAAGCCCAAGTGTAGTTACACCAACTTGACGTGTTACGAATGTTAAGTCATTTTCCGATGTGTACACACCAGGACTCACGAATACTTTATCAGCCATTTATTAATTTTTTTAAAAAGTTATTATTTTAATTTGTTTAATAATAAATATGCGTGAAAAATACAAAAGAAATTATTATGGTGTGTATACACCATAATTAGTATGATTTTTTTCTTACTTTCGACATACTTATATAATAAATAGTGATGAAACGTACTAAAAACCTTAAAATAACACCAACAACACATAAAATATTAAAAGATTATTGTGAAGATAATGGTCTAAAGATGTTTGCATTTGTTGAGAAGTTAATTAAAGATAAGTGTAAAAAGCCTAAAGATATATATGGTGATAACTAAACCTTATTGATTAACTTAGCTTTTCTACCCTTAATTATCTTATATGATTTAAATTCCCTTGTCTTAGCATATTCATAACCTTCTTTCCACCACTCAGTCATAATGTCCTTATCAAATACAAGACTATTATTAGTTAACTTTCTAGGTGTGTAATAAAAATTAAGTATTATTTCCTCATCCTTAACTTTTAATTTAGCTATTTGAACAGAACCCTTTGATAACTCATTATGCATAATATCAATTTCAGTAAGTATACCATGAATTAAATTTCTTATATATTCTACTTCGAATTTAGGGTTCTCTTCTTTAAGTATAATTACATCGATTTCCGTAGCACCTCTATTAATCGCTTCTTGAATTGGAGTTGACTCCAATATACTACCATCTACATATTGATATTCATTTTTTAGTACTGGACTCATAAATGGATAAGCACTACATGATGCTTGTGTCCATTCACAGAAATCATCATAACCCCAATCGTTAGAAGATTTATATTCAACCTTCTTAAGAGTTGCATTAACAACGCAAACAATTAATTCTTTATTTAATTCTTCTTTAACTCTAAGGTATTCCTTTTGACTCATAAATCTTTTAATCAACCCAAGTAGATTACTTGAATCACCAAAAGAAATAGAAACCTTAGTATTAACAATATTAATCCAAGGAAAACCTTCACTTTTTTTTAATCTATATCTTGGTAATAAATTCTTAATAACACTCCACCAATTTATCTCAGCTTTAATTTTACCATTTTTATTGTTGGTAACTTTAAATGGATTTATCTTCCATATGTCCTTATTAGTGACCGTTGTATAACCCTCCTTTAATTTTTGTATATCCCCAGTTGATGATAGTAATTGCACTAATGTTCCAGTGGAGGAAGAAACATACATATCATAATCCCGTTTCTCCACTAAAGTAAGATATTCAACTATTCCACCAGCAAAAGCTCCCTTTGCCCCACCTCCAGAAATAACGATACAACGTTTTTTTTTATTATTCATATACCTAAGTAACTACTTATAAATACTTAAATAATTCGGTTTATTATATAAATTATATATCTATTTTAATATACTATAGATAAAAATAACACTACAAACACATAAACTATTAAAAGAGTATTGTGAAAAGAATGGGTTAAAGATGTTTGCCTACGTGGAAAAACTCATAAAAGAAAGATGTATAATTAAAAAAGACATCTATGGTGATGAGGTTAATTAAATATAGTTTTCTATCTCTTTATAAATATGGTTTGTTTCTCCCCACCGAATAATAAAACTTTTTCTTCCATATTATTTTTGGATGATACATCCATTAAAACTTCACGACAACTACTAAACCCACTATGTTCATAAAATATTGACCCAATTTTCATTTCCCTAAAAACCTTATCATACATTTTACCCACATAATCATCTTTAAATGGTTGGTATGATAGTATTAAATCGTAATCTGATAAATCAAATTTCATAATATCCTTTAATCCGATACTTAATTCATTATCAACCCAAAACTGTAGTAAGTGTGAAGTAAATAACTTTAATAGTTCTTCATTATGGTCTATACCATAAAAATCCGCTTTTATTTCGTAATTTTTAAATTGTAAATTTAGGTTGTATAATGTAGTACATAGACCACACCCTAAATCCATAACCTTCATATCGTCTTTTAGTATACCACTATTCCACAATGATTCCACCATCCCATAATATTTACGTTGAGCCGACTCCTTGTATGGGTGAGTGGTGTTATTATCGTCTATGTTTTTATCGGGATTTATTGCATCAGCGATTATAGAATATTTTTTTACTGTACCATTAAGATGGTCACCCCATTGCATGTGGTCAGTCATAGAACCCGAACTAACACTTCGTGCATTTTGTGATGTAACTATTGATTTCATAACTATTAATTTATTTTACTATTCAAAAGAATTCCACCAATCTGTAATAGTTCGGTAATTGAATTCTCTATTTATTTCTATTAGTCGTTCTAGTACTTCATCAGAGGTGATATATTGTTCAGTATATATTTCATCCTTTGTGCTTGTGATGTTGATAATGAAGCTAACACTATCGATTTCAACTTCTTTAATTGATATTATTTTTAATGTGTTTTTTATTAGTGCGTATTTCATATTATTGTTTTCTTTTATTATTATTATTCTTCATATCCGCTTAATATACCAACTACTTCTAGAGTTCCAATCACAATATCAACATATACACCTGTATCAAACTCTAGAGGTTCTGTAAATGTGTGGCTATTAATAAGGTCTGCAGTTGCTTTACTTTCTGGGTCTTGTATTATCATTGGATATACTATAGGTGTTGCCCCAACAAGACTATCAACCAGGTTTAGTCTACCTAGGCTATTTGCACTATTCTCAATAAAAATATTCAAATCAGTTACGTAAAATGTTTTACCCGCAGTAACGGTATGTACCAAAGTATCGGTGTTACTAATATCTATAACTATTTTTACTGGGGTTCTACCAGGTAATTGTGATGGTCTAGCACCATTTACTACTTGTAAACTATGATATGTACCATCATCATTAGTTGTTTGAGCAACATTTACATTTTGGAATGTAGACCCCTCAACACCAGCAATGATACTTCTACCTAAGTTGGCAACCATAGATGGAGATACGAATGCATCAAGACCCAATAATTGACCACTTAAAGCCTTAGTTAATAATTTGGTTTCATAAAATAATTGTGTTGTTGTACCTGTACCTGTATTTTCAAAAGTGTATTGAACGTAAGGTGTAAATGCTGGTGCCGCAAAGAGTTGAAATCCGTTGGCTGAAGAATATGGAACGGAAAGATACCTCTCAACCCCATCAGCACCAACAGTAGTTCCACTACAATCTGATGTAGAACAAAATTTAAAACCTAACGTACCATCTTGGTCGGCTACAATATGTGTTTGAACTTGTGTATATCCTTGTGCATCTATAACATCCGAACTAAAAGTCGCACCAGTTACTAAATTATCAGTTGTTTGAAATGCAACCCCATCAACCTTTGCATTAGAGAATGTGCCGCTAGGGTTAGTACCAACCTGTATATTTCTACCTAACTCTGTTACCATTGATGGTGCAATAAAAGCATCCGTTGTAAGTAATTGAGGACTTATCGATGTTGTTAAAAGTTTTGTTGTGTAATAAAAATCAGTCATACCAGTTGTTGTACTAGTAAACTCATACTTTATATAATTTCCAAAAGCGGGTGCTGCAAAAAACTGATAACCATTTGCACCTACATAGGGTATTGATAAACTTCTAACTACATCAGTAAATGCTGCATCTTCACAAAAATCAATAGCAATTGTCCCATCGTGTGACGACAATATTTCTGTTTGAACTTGTGAATATCCATCGACATTCCCATCCCAATCTACGGATGAATCATAAGTTGCCCCACTTGCTAACAGTGCTGTTGTTTTGAATGCTGTTACTTCAGCGTCTAATGGTGGTGTATAACTCATATTATTTAATTTTTAATTTCTTTTTATTATGTAACTATCCAGTTAGAACCATTTGATTGTACAGTTCTACTTATGTATTGTCGTTTTAAGTCAATTGTTAATGACCCATTTATTGTTTCTGACCCAGATGGGTCTAATGTTATTATTCCAGTCCCACTATTAACTAATGTGTAAGTAGTTCCTTGAATACCTACCGCTGTTGGTAGATTTACTATAAAAGTCCCAGATGTACAGTTTACAGTTTCATTAGCCGTTGCGAAGGTAGTTGTGCCAGTAACTTCTCTTAGTGATGGACCACCACCAACCCCAGTAAGGTTACTACCATCTCCGTAAAACGTTGTTGCTGAAATTGTTGTTGCTGATAATATTCCATTAACAGTTAATCCAGTAACGGTATTAATAGTTGCATTAAACGCTGAACCCTCGTTATCTGATATAGTAAATGTGTTATTATCGTTGTATGTAAATCCTGTCGTAGTAATACCCACATCTGTTTTAATAACTTCTTGTGGTGTATCATTACCGTTACCAACCCATAAATAATCGGTTGTTAAATTTGGTAACCCAGCGGTACGTGCCGTGTTAAACACAAATAACTGACCATCTACTGCACCCACTTTTAATATCTTAGCAATCCTTTGTATTTGCGTGTCTGTTCCAGCTGGTCTATTTTTAGTTAGTCCACCAGTAGTTGTTGATATATATAGTTCATCATTAATTACCCATGTTTCACCATTAGGATTAAGTGTTGTTGTACCACTACTTGTGTTAATGCCCGTTAGTTTACCAAAAGTAACAATTGGGTTAATGTTTGTATTATCAAAACTCTCAGATGTAAACCCAATTACTGGCATTGTTGTACCTGTTGATGAGTTGGCCATCTCTACCTCATGAATATCATCATCAAACCCCACAATATAAACAGGAAGTCCTTTATCTATTGTTCCAGCAGACCCTTTTTTACCCCATATGGTAACAGTACCTGTTGATACGTATTCTTCTGTAGATAACCACCCATTAGACGCTACGTCAAAATACACCATTCTACCTTGATATGTATTATCTGGTGTGGTAGGTATTCCAGTAGTTACATCATCTAAACTATTAAGAGTGATACCTGTATACGTTGTTGCGGATAATATACCATTTACAGTTAACCCACTTACTTGATTAATTGTTGCTGTAAACGCTGAACCAGCGTTATCAGAGATTGTGAATGTGTTGTTTTCGTTGTATGTAAATCCAGTTACAAATGTATTTAAATCTGGTGTGATACCACTTACTGGTCTATAATCTACTACACCTGTAGTTGAATTCCTTACTAATATGTCAGTACCAGTGGGGTTGAGTACTACGGTGTTTAATTGTAATGTGTCACCACTAATATTATTAAAAGATGAATTACCTTCACCCGTTATAAATGCGTTAACCGTACCACTATTTTGTTGGAATCTAATTAAATTATCTGAATCTGAACCAGACCCCACTCTAATATCAACTGACCCATTTGTTGCATCTGTTAATATTTCGGGATTAGTGTTTGAGTTATCATACACAGATTGGAGTGTATCTGGTGACGTTCCACCTCCACCTGTTCCAGCAAATTTCCCTTGTGGAACAACTAAAGCGTTATCTAAATTTACCGCACCATCCTTATAAATTAATACTGCAAGAACATATGCTGCTACATCTAACCCTGGTGGTGATAAGTAATCCTCAGTAGGGAAACTGTCTCTAGCGGTAGCTAATGTGGTATAACTAAATTGACCATACTGAAACACTAAAAGGTTATTTAATGGTGAGTGCCATATTCTAGCTGTAGTGTAATTATTACCTGGCAATGGTGTAATAGTACCTAAACCATTTGGGTCGTAGTTACTATTGTCTATATTAACACTAGTTGGACCTAAAACCGCTGTCCCTTTAGCGTATATAAGTGTAGAACCAGAAAGAGTTCCCGTTGCTATGTTTGATGGTACTTTAGGGTTGTTGTGGAAATTACCCCCATAAATAAATGAGTTACCACTGGTTTTTTGTAGTTCTAATGTACCTATAATATTACTAACTACATTTCCATTTTTACTAAACGGACCAATAGATGAAGTTAAATCTTCGTGTTGGTTTATAGGTGAAACAATTTGTATTGGTGTATTGAATATGTTTGATATTGATGGTCCTGGGTGTCCAACAATACCTAAATATATATAATCTCTTTTATCAGATTCTGATGGAGGTGTTGCTAATGCGAATTGTACTGGTGACCCATTTGTATCTAAAAATAGTAAAGTCGCCACATCACCAGTTAAACTAGTTAATGTAACACCTGTTATCGTATCCCAAGCAACCTGTGTTAAAACTGGGATTTCCGCATTTGTATAGTTATCTACAATTATTCCAGAACCAGAAGAGATATCAACCTTAGTGTTATCACCACCATTTACAGTCATTAAACCACCTACCCTAGTACCTGTGGAACTATTATTTAGAGTTATTACCTCACTTTCCTTTGCAGAAATTAATGAAATTGAAGCCTCTAAAGAAACTTCAACAAGTATTTTACCTGTTGTAACACCAGTAGTAACAACATACCCTATTTGACT